CATCCTCAAAAGGATTATCGGGATAGTATGGCTCCTCGTTATCATCTCCTGGGAAATTGATAACAAAGTCAGACTCCTGATTAATCCCCAGAAAAGTGAATCTATCATAAAGATAATCATCATCATCTGAGTCATAAAAAGGGTCAAATTCACCACTATGCCCGATATAGACATTTTCAGTATCATCAGCATCAAAAAGAACTTTTCCAAAGATAGCTCTTTGCTGATGATTCTTGATTTTGCCCTCGAAAGCTAACTTTTCGAGGAAGGGCTTGTGTCTTGCTTTGTACTCAGGATGTCTAGAACCTGAGTCGACAGCCCATGTGATAACATAGTCGTCATACGTCATCTCAAAATTTGTAACGTTTACATCGTAACGTTCAACAATCTTGGAGATGAGGTCGTAATATTCGACAAATGTTTCACGCCCATATAGGGAGGCTTCTCTGAGAATCGACGCCAAAGCTTGACCAAGCTGATTAGGCTCGGTTTCTACTTTTGACGGTAGATAATAGAGAAGTGTCTTATAAAAAGACTTTTTATCTAGGACACCTAGAGTACTGCTCCTGTCGGAACAATATCTAAAGTGTCTTTTGAGAAAATCCTCCTCATATATGTTTTGATAGCGGGTAGGTTCTGATTCCTTGTCTGGCATGGTAATCGTGATCCCTAGGCTCTCAAAAGTCTTTTGTAACCTCAAAAAGTCGAAGTCTGTTTTGTCCAAATAAATGATGGTGGACATACAGTCATCTCCTAAATGAATGCTTCTTATAAAATCTAAAGCGTTGAGGTTTTTAAGACCTTGAGGATCCTGGTCCACATAAAATGCAGTACAAAGAGCCAACAAACCCGCTATGGAGCCGACAGTGGCAGTACATCCGTTTCCAGATGTATGAGAGAAGTTGACTTGTATCAACGTTCCATTAAAAGCAATGTATGGAGTGACTTTTTCATTAATCAAACCATGCATTACTTTAATGTCTTCGTCAGTATAGTTCATCTCTCTAGCCATATCAACCATGACTTCCCAAGCCATACGCATTAGTTTCTCTTCCAAAACTTTATCGTACGCCTTGAAGTCAAAGATGATTCCATTCTTGTGGTCGGCTTCGGTTTTCTCCCCCTTGCGGAGTAGAAAATTCTCAACACATTCCCAGTCAAAACTCATAGCATTCAAACCAATCGCGCTATGACATGTTTGTGGGAAATGCATCATGTATGACATTATAGGTCCAAAATACTGGCCCACCAATATCATTACATGCAATTCATCAGAGAAGAAGACTCTTGTTCGATAAGAGTCCACTTTGGCCTTCTTAAGGGCCTCGTCTTTTAAATTGCTGTTGAGAATGTTCCTACCACGCTCGCCACGGAGGAGCTTTTGACGAAATTCCTCTACATCATCATAAACGTACTGATTGTAGACATAGGGATATTCGTCATTGGCTAGATGGGAAGCTTTTGTCTTACCGTAGCGTATTCCAGCTGCAGTCGACATCTTCTGCCCATCAATACCTCGCATACCAGGAATGCCATTGATAGATTCTTGAACCGTCAATGGTCTACATATGCCTCCAGCTTCTGCATGAAGTTTGATCTTCGAGCAGAATGCCTTAGATATGTCTTTCCTAGCTCTGGCCAATATTGTATAAGGCATGGCACTTTTGCATAGTGAGAACTCACCGATGCAATTGTACCATGGACTTTTAATTTCATTATCGACCAGTTTGGCAGAGGCTTTTGGAATCCCATAAGGATTCTCGATGTTACATGTGTCACAAACAAAAGAGTGAAAGGGCGTCTTTTTTGTGCACATGTGGCGGGGTCCGGTCTTTCCATATGTTCCTAATACATCGATGGCCACATCTTTAGGTAATGTATTGGTAGCACAAAACTTGTGCACACCAACGGTACATTCCTTCTGATGTCCTTCAAAAGCAGCATCTTCAGACAGAACAACAAACTTACACACATTGTCGAGCTCGGTGATAGCTTTTTCAATGTCTGTCTGTGTGATGTATTGGGAACATTCGTCGTTATCTCCTCTACCATTTCCTGGCTTCTCAACCCCAGCTATGTGCATTCCAACAATCTCAGGCTTGCGCATGTCCGATATAATCATCGAACAACACATTCCTTGTTGTGGAGTTTCATTAGCTGTGCCGATAAAGCCGTCTCCATTAAAGGTCACGCCATTGACAGTATACTTGAACGATTTCCTAGCTAAGCCAGTGACATCGAGAACAGTAAGCTGGTGCTTTCTGTCTCGAATTAACATCTTAGCGTTGCTGTGTCCGTTCGGGTTTACTCTCTTCGCGAAGCAATCTTTAATATCCCGGGAAAAGTTAACTCCAGTCAACCTTAACATAACATAATCATTATGAAAGGAGACCCATTGTCTTTCCCCATCATGACTACCCATATCAACGGTAACCTTGTCTTTTCTACCATTTGGTCGGATGATATCCCATACTGCAACTTCAGGGATACGATTGGTAAAATGTCTAGGTACCATAAGGTGATGTTTATCAACGAAAACTCCGTTGATTTCATACACCTTATTTTGATTTTGTACGCATACACGAACTTGGTTGTTCGATACACGTGAAATCAGTTGATCCGTAGTCATGGTTGCGGTTTTTCCTCCTGCTGTATTACCTGCTAAGCCGCGGAATACACTCCAAATAGATTTCTGCTCCATCTTCTCTGCAGCTTCTTCTGGGGTGTCGGCTTCTAAAGCTTGTCCGTTAAAATGTAACGAAGACATCTTCAATAGGTAAGTCAAGAAGAAAATCCCGGTTCCAAACAATGCTACTTTTTTCATAAGCAACGTTCTGGAAGTACGGTTGATCAAGGTGCGCCATGCTTGACGCATAGCACGATCTGCACTATTTGCCAATATCGTTTCAATAATGACGCAAATAGACATATCCTTGATATACCAAACTTCAAAACAAGCAATAAGAAAAGATAGCACCTTTGGAATTGTTCCGTCCATCAATGCCAAGCAATATGGGACCCATAACAAAATACAGACCATAAGGCCGATAAACTTTTTCAAGTTACCGCCACTATAGATCCATACTGAAAGAACCCACCTAGGCATTGAGGAAAACACAATCCAATTTTTCCATGAAGATTGTGCGCGTAACATGTTACCAACTTCTGGATTTTCATTAAGAAGACGTTGAGCCTGTTCTACATCAGTCTCACCATTTTCATTTTCAGTTCCAAAAAGTGAGTCATACACTGTATCTACAAATGCATGACCCTCGTATTCTTTACACGCACAATGTTCGGAAGGCATCTTACATTTTTCACAACACTCTGCGATATGTTTTTTGCGCAATTCCAAACTCTTCTCTTCACGTTCATAATGTTCCTTAGATTTATCTTTGAAGAAAGCCAAAAACTCCTTCATTTCGAAAAATCTTTTTCCTGATGGTGATTTAACGAGTTCCATTTTGAAACCTTCGCCATTGTTTTGGGCGGGGTCTACAATAATGGTCTCTTCAACGGTAAATTCCCATACAGGTGGATACATCATACCCGGAAAATCTTTGGATACTTTGTCGCCGTCTAGTTGAGTAGAATTTCGTTTGCGGTATTTCTTTTTAACCACGAATTCTACTTCATAACAGAAGCGACGATGGACGGATCCTGGATTGTGACTCTCAAGTTTAGCATTCAATCCTCTATTATTGGTAGTACCAATAACAACTTTAGGCTTCATAAGTACTTTGCCTTTTTCAGCGACATCAGCTTTCACAGCTGCTTGCGCTACGTTGTTAATAAGAGAAATGATTAAATCGCTAGTACGTCTGAGATCCGAGCCACCTTTACCTACTTTACCATTCGCAATATCATCAAGCAAGATACCAAAGGTATTGTTCTTAACTTGATCATCAAATTTAGAATTGGTGTTGTAGGTAATGATGTTACACGGAGCGCATTCGTATCCATTAATCTTGAGAATCCATCCAATCATGGCTGGAGCAAACCAACTTTTGCCAACAGATGAATTACCATGAAATAAAACGCCAAAAGCAGTAACCTGCAATTTTTGTTCCAATTGTATGGCAGACATCGCAGCAATAACGTCGTTGAGTTTGTCCAGATAGGGCCTAAAGTAGAACTTGTCAGTTGCACGTGGATCGCGCATCTTACGTTCAACCTTGGTCCTTAGTTTTTCCAACAGACAAATGTACTTATCATTGTCCATAGCAGCATTACCTAAGTTACCAACTAAGACATGCTGATATAGGGACAATGCATGAGAAACTTGCGATTCCAAAGAATTGTTGGCGAAAAAACCACTTAAACTTCCTGTTGCTTCATAGTGTCCGACACCATCAACAACATTAGTTATAATAGCTTTTCCGCATGCATACAAATCTTTGGCCTTGACAGCTTCTTTAGCACATTTAAGGGAAAACATCTCAACGCCCGATACATTCCATTCTAACTCCGGTATAAAACCAGTAGTTACCATGATAACGGCGAGCTGTGAGAGGTTCATTCCCAAATCTGATGTAACCATCTTGTCCCAAGTTTTCTCGATCCTCGACTCATACTTGCTTTCACGATCGTCAGCAGAAGTCATGTCAAAGTGACCGATATACTTATTGTGTGGAGAAACTATCTTTTCAAATATCGCACTTTGCCCTTCGTAATTGGGCAATGATACGGTATTCTTAATAATAGCTTCTACATGATGGGTTACAGTTGCTGTTGGTCGAAAGATCTGCAAGATAAGGGTCAATGACATTGCTGCTTTCATTGGATCCTTCCATGCAGTACAAAAAATGACTTTCATCAACATTTCAAAGTTAGCTTTAGTAGAACCACTATCTTTGAAAACGCCATTCTTTGTAATCCTTCGTGCTCTCCGAACTACAGTAGCCTTTTCAAAAAACCAAAGCATAAAGGAAAAGAGACAACGAGTTGATATATACAACACAGTTACTAAGAACAGTAAGACGTAAACGTCATACAATTCTACAACCACGTCATAATAATCAATCGAAATCTCATTTCCTAAAACAGGCTTGTAGACGGCAAGAGCATCAGAAAAACCAGGGGTCATGAAGTAAATCAATGTAGAAATGCACAGAAGAATAAAAGCATAAGAATAGTCCAAAAAGGAAACTACGGTCGGTGTAGTTTCCCTATAATGACCTTCATATGTCTTCTTCTTCCTCTGGCTTTTAATGATCTTCTTCTTCAAGATCTTTTGAGGATTCTTAACCTTTTTAGGGTTTTGTCTCCTCTTTTTGATGGGAGAGATTGAAATGCGTTCGTTAAAAACACGATCAACCTCATCAACCATCGAATCAGTGCTGAGCCATTTCCATTCAACACTATCCGGTTCAGGAACTCCATCAATGTGAGTCCTGCTTTTCCTACTTTGGACCTTAGTCCATCCCTCGTCATCGCTAGTAGCGGCATCAGTCCATTTGGATTGACCAATAAATTGGTTATCCAAAGGCTGGAAGATCGCAAAGAATTTCTTAAAGTATTTTGTAAACATCTTGGAAATTATTTTTTGGGGTGGTCGTACAAGTGAATTATGTACGATACCGGGGGGTGTCGGGGGGGCGGAAGGGGACTTACTTCTGAGGACATATTTATTTCGATCTGGAAATCGACAGCAATATGTGAACTGGAAAAGGGTATTTGGGGACGGGTTAGGAACGCAAATGGTTTTTCTAGTTCTATATATCAAGCTATATAGGGCTGGTTCATTAGTTGGATTTACCACAACCGGCTTTTATGCCCAGCCTGGGGACAGTGACATTTAACTTACTGGCAGTAAGACCATACAAGTCACATTGCATGGTATTTTCCTTCACACGAAAAATAGTTTGCTTACATTTCTATATCGAATTCCATATCGCATATAAAAATGTATGGGACCAATCTCAGGCATCCCGTATTCTACCGTATAGAAAAATTAACACACAAAGTGTGTACAAATTCTACCTTCTCTGATACAAACTAACACGTCACAACAACAACTGAGTATTTTATAATTATATATTTTTATTAAAACAGTTGTGCCTATCCAATTTTTAAGTGAACACACATTAACGTTCACTACAATTTTTATAGGGTTTTTGTAATTTTTTATATTTTTATATTATTTTTGAAT